ATTGGAAATTACTTCCATGAGCGCTGGTTAAATGGCATGAACCCAGATAGCGAGTATCAATCGATATTTCTTCCGTGGTATTGGCAAGATGAATATACTCATGACGCCGAAAACATGAATTTGTCTGACGAAGAAGAACATTTGATCCATTTATACGGTAAAAATGGGCTTACACGACAACATTTAGCATGGCGAAGGCTGAAGATAAGTGAATTTTCTAAGGATTATGATGCAGGACGCGAACACTTTAACGTTGAATATCCTTTTAGCGCGATTGAAGCTTTTAAAAACCCTATCCATAACGTATTTATTAACTCTAAATATGTCGAAGTCGCTAGGAAAAGTCAGGTGGAACATGGAAATAAACTCATTATTGGAGTCGATGTTGCAATTAGTGACAGAGACAGAACTGCTATTATTCGACGTAAGGGACGGTGTGCCTATAATCTAGAACGTAGATCACATATGAATACGATGGAAATAGCGGGGCTTGTTAAGCGTATCATCACCGAGGAAAAGCCAGAAAAGGTGTACATTGATTGCATAGGGGTTGGTGCTGGCGTTGTTGATAGGCTTAATGAAATGGGTTATGACATAGTGGAAGGCGTGAATGTTGGTCGGTCAGCCAATGACAAGGAACGTTTCCGTAATCTTCGCGCTGAATTGTGGTCAGACATGCGTGATTGGCTATATCAAGATATGCCTGTACAGATACCAGATGATGACGAGTTGCATGGTGAATTGTGTTCACTGGGGTTCAAGGAAAACTCTAGCGGGCAAGTGCAGATTGAGAGCAAGGACGAGTTACGTGCAAGAGGTCTGCCGTCACCGGATGGTGCAGATGCATTGGCGTTGACGTTCATGGGCGGGTTCCATGGTGTGCAATCAGCAATAGAAGTGCCGAAGTTATATCCGCATGAAAGGAGTATGTTTAGGTGATAGAGAAATACATAGTAAAAGAATATGACGGCACAATGGAAAGCGCACAAGATCTAGTAAATGACATGAAACTGGAAAATCATGAATATTTTTTAGATGTCAGAACAAGGTCAATTTATATACATTCACTAGGTATGAGATTTCAACCTGGAGATAATTATAAAGTTAGATTACTGCCTGAATTTGCAGCTATAGATAGATGATTCTAAGCTTAACAGTGTTATAATTGTACGAAATATGTTAACGGATTAACATGCCATGGCGAAAAAAGATCCTGTAATTTGCCGTAAAATCAGGGACAGAGTAGACAAGTGGGAAAAGTACTGGACGATAAACCGTTCCATGTACTACGAGTGGATGGACTTCATCATGGGCGACCAATGGCGTGAAGATGAGTCTAAACTTTTTGAGCGTTACAATAAAATACCCCTAATATTTAATAAACTTGGTGTGCTATATAATCATTTGTGCGCTGAGCAGATATTCAATACCCCTAATTTGCAAATAATGCCGTCTGAGGACGTTCCTCCTGATGCATCAGAAGTGAGGGCAGCTCTTGTTAAGGATATTTCTCTCAATTCTGATGCTAAGCATGTTTATCAAACTGCTTTTGGTCAATCTATTATTGGAGGATTTGGATCATATTGTGCTTATACAGAATATACGGACAATGATTCGTTTGACCAACAAATAAAGTTGAAAGCATTTGATGATCCTAATCGTTGCTATTGGTCAATTGATGCAAAACATGTTTGCAAAGTTGACGGTATGTATTCAGGTTATAAAACTCGCGTATCTCGTAAAAAATTCCGTGATAAGTTTGGTATTGATATTGAATCACAAATCGGCACTACAGCAACAACTGAAGATAGCACCATGGCATTTGCTGATGATGATTCAATTACGATTGTTGATGATTTTGAGAGAGAACCCGAGAAATTGACTATTTATAAGTTATCTGATGGATCAATAGTAAATACCAAAGAATTTAATAAGCTTGAGAAAGTAAAATTCGAAGGAAAAAAGTTTGTAATAAGAAATGGTATGCCAGTAATGGTTATAGATAAACGAGAAACAGTCCATTATAAAATAAAACACACACAAATTGCGGGTGATTTTGTGCTTGAAGAAACATACCTTCCTAATGGTGCGACATTATTGCCGGTAGTATTTGTCGATCAAAAATCCTATTTTACTAAGCAAGGCCAGCAAATTACGCGCTCATTTTTTAAGGATGTTAAAGACGCTCAGAAGTATTTGAATTATCTCGCCACACAATCAGCATACATGATGAAAATATCTCGTTATGACCAATTTATCATGCCACGCAAATGTGCTGCATCACCTGATGCACAGCAACAATGGCGTGATCCATCAGTGGTAAATGGAGCTCTATACTACGATGAAACTACAAATGGTGCTAAGCCTGAGCAATTACGGCCTCCTGAGCTATCACAATCATTGTTACAGCAATATGAGCGTACATTGATGGACATACAATCGGGAACAGGGATGTACAATACGCAAATGGGAGAGATGGGAAATGAAATTTCAGGAACGGCTATTGAAGCTAGGACCAATAGAGGTAGTCGAAACTCTGCGGTTGCGTTTAACTCTATTAATATTGCTATTGCAACCGGTGGCGAGATCATCAATGAGTGGATCCCAGATGTTTATGACACAGAACGTACATTAATGTTGCCTATGCCACAATCTGAATCAGCAGAAGTAAAAATTAATCAGCCGATGGATGAATATGGAATACAGTATAAAAATGATATGCGTAAAGGTAAATTTAAAATCAGATTAAAGGCTGGCCCTTCTTATGAGGGACAGAAGCAAGAAGCTCTACTCTCTCTACAATCAGTCTTGCAAGCCGATAAAGGAGGCCAAGTATTTCCAATGATCGCGGATCTATATGCTGAGAATCTGCCACTTGATAACAATATGGAATTAAGAAATCGATTAAGAACTCTAGTTCCGCAAGAAATAATACAAGCCGGAAAGACGGGTCAACCATTACCACCAAAACCTCCACAACCTTCACCTGATGCCATGATGTTACAATTAAAACAGCAAGAATTTCAAATGAAAGCGCAGCAAGCGCAACAAGATGCACAAATCAAGTTACAAGATCTAGAATTGAAGAAACAGGAATTACAGCGTAAGGCATTAGAAACTCATCAAGATATGTCACTTGCGTTTGAAAAACTAGAAGCTGATAAGGAGAAAGCAGCAGCCGAACTACAGGAAACGATATTGCGTTATCAAGCAGAAGGCCAACGAATTGGGGCTGATTTGCAAATAGCACATGCACAGAATTTGATTAAATTATTGACCCATAATCCAAAACAACATAGTAAGCCAACAGAAATGAGATAAGGAGTTTTTTTGTATGGAAGCAAAAAATATTGATGATTTGATCGTATCGGATATGAATGATGCGACTCAAAATGTACAGCCTGTAGAAGTAAAAGCACCTGAGGAAAAACAACAAGAAGAACCTGAAAAATTGCCCGAAGCTGCAAAAGCAGAAGAAAAGCCTATTGAAGCAGTAAAACCAGATACGGAAGTATCACCTATTGATGAATACGGTAATCCTATTGAGAAACCAAAGATTTACACAGAAGATGAAGTGAATAGGTTGATTAGAGAACGTTTATCGCGTGGTAAGTATGCGGAACAGCAGCAACAACCCGTACAGCAACAACAGTCACAACAGCAACCAGCAGAACAAGAAGAAAACTGGCAACAAGAACTAGAAAAATTCGTTGAACAAACTATTGATAAGCGTCAATCTAAATTAGCTGAGGAGCAATGGAAACAGCAAGAATTAGCAAGACAAGCAGAATTTGAAGCTAAATTTAGCGAAGGCGCAAGTAAATACAATGATTTTAGACAAGTGATTGCAGGTAAGCCAATTACTGCTAATATGTTACTAGCAGCTAGAAACCTTGAAAATCCCGCAGCATTTGTTTATGGGGCTTCAAAGTTTCATGCTCAGGAACTTGATAGGATATCTAAGATATCTGATCCTTATGCCCAGGCTGCTGAAGTGGGACGGTTGCATGAGCGTATGGTAAAATCCAAGAATGTTATTAGCGGAGCACCCAAGCCAATTGAGGCTGTTACTGGTGACATTCCAGCTAAAAACGTTGCTCAGTTTCCATCACTTGAGCAGCGCATTGATGAATATGCCAAACAGAAACGAAAATAGGAGATACGGAAATGCCTATACCTGGTGATAATGGAAATCCAATGAAGGAAAAGGAAGATGGTGAAAAACGCATAACAAATGTTGCTGATACTGGCGCATATGTTCAGAAAGAAGTTAAAATGAACAAAATGGCTCCCAAGGAAAAGTGTATATTTGGAGAAGTGTAGTGGAAAAAGAAAAATATTATATAAATATGGATAGAATGGATATTTTGTGTGGAAGCCCATTAGATATGCCAGTTTTTCCTTGTGAAAAATGTAACAGTGAAAAATGTGATGGAGAAAATGAATGTAAGGGATATGGTTCGTATATATTAGGAGTTAAACTACTATGAAACGAAAATACTATGATTCTTGCTGTTACGAAGAGATGAGCAAAGGTATTGGAGGGCAAAGTATGCCATCCGAATGTTGGGACGAGCCATATTGCAATGATTATGAACATACACGTAAGGGCTATAACATGGATGGATTAGACCAGTCAGGTATGGAGCATCACAAATGAACGAATATGATTCTGTGCAGCCAGGTTATGAGAATGGTCCCAAGGAAGTTAATCATAAACGTCGCATGAACCACAGCAAAGAACAAGCTGGTGACCTTGCAGACTTGACGTCACAAGAAGGCAAAAAGGTCGCTACGAAGGCATATGTTAAAAAAGAACTGAAAGAGCACAATAAAAAATACCATCATGGTGAAAAGCCTTATCATAGGCATAAGGAACATAGATAATGGAAATAATAGAATGTCCATGTCGTAAATTATGTGATAAAGCGGAAGCTAATGGTTTGCCATATGAATGGTATTTATGTAAAAAATGTCATAAATCACTTCTAAAGCGAAGAGATGATTTCATAAAGAATTTAAAAAATAATAGTGAAATAGGATCTACAGTAAATTATTCAGGGGAGATAGTCCGTGTCTATTAAATCGCTAAGGAACGGCGGATCTGATATGCCGAGTATGGAAAGTCAGCGAGAACCTAATTATAGTACGGTTAAGGAGAAACGTATGCCACTGCATAAAGGAAAGAGCAAAGAAGTAATTGGTGAAAACATTAAAGAAATGGAAGAGTCGGGACATCCCAAAGACCAGGCGGTCGCTGCAAGTCTTAATCAAGCGCGTGAATCAGGCGCTAAAATTCCTAAAAAGCATTCATCACGTTCATCTTCATACCATCGTCATAAGGAGCATCGATAATGAATCATTATGAAAAATCCGAAAAACATCGAGAAAAAATTGAGTACCATAAAGAGAAAATGGAACATCACAAGGAAAAGATGCGCCATCATAAGGAAAAAGCTAAGCATCACTCAAATAAAGCAAAGAAAGAACATATGTCTCATGTTTCTGAAAAACGTATTCACGATTATGGAAAAAAGAAAAAGTAAGGAGATTATTATGATTTGGTTATTATGGGTTGCAAGTTTTATTGCTATGAATGCACATGCTAATTCTATTGTATGTCCAAGTGTAATTAACATAGAAAATGTTGGTTTAAGTGAGAATGTGGTGCAGTCTGCTGATGGTAAATGGTATACGGGACGCATGGCACAATCTTATGGTACGCAACAATTATGGACGTTTGTAATTGGTGGAATTACAGCCCCTGACAAACAGAAAGCTATAACATTTGCTAATTTAGCATTGTCTACGCTTAGTTATAAGTCAGGACCAACTATTCATCCTTCTGGTAAATATTTGTGTGTATATAATAATGATTTTGGATATTTAAGTGGTGCTGTTACTCCTCCTATTAATGATCTTAAGGAAATAAAAATTGACTGAGAATTGTGGTTACTACGGAAGTTATCATGGAAAATTATTAGGGAAAAATCTTGTGACATATATAATAGATGAGGCTTTTAATGAAGCAATAGAAAGAAATAAGAAAAAATTACTAATTGATGTTAAAGAAGATTTTACAGAATATCTTAAGTCGATTAATTTTAAATTAAACGATTTAACAAAAAGGATTAAATTATTAGAGAAAAGGAAAAAAAATGAGTGTATCGTGTGAAATTCCATCGGAACAACCCAAACCATGTATTCATAGCATAAATTCATATAGTTGCTGTATATGTGTTTTAGAATCACAGGTAAAAGCATTGACTGATATGTACAAGGAAATAAGTTGCATGGTCGCTGGTTGCCAAGACCATAAAATCAGGCAGATTGATGAGAACAGGAAAATATCGAGAAGGATTGATGAATTGGAAGACTTCAATAAACGACAAATTGATTGGAACAAACATATAAATGAAAGAATAGAAAAATTAGAAAAACTTATTAATGTGAAAAAAGCAGAACAAATAATATGCGACGGCGCTAATCTTCATTTGACTATTTTAAAGTTTGAAAAAAGAATGGAAGAATTAGAAGCGCAATTAGTTGCTTTTGACGAAGATGCTGAATATCTTGATTCACTGTCATTGCCAAAAAGAATAGAAAAACTAGAAAAATCCTCATTTGAAGACATGAAAAACGAATTAATCTGTTTTAAAAAACAGAGAAATGAATTAAATGAACGGATTGAAGCATGTGAGCAAAATTATCCATCACTTTGGAAAAAATTAAAAATAATCGAAGATTTTATAGGGCAGAATTATAAAGTTGATTTAAGTAGTCTTATCGAAAGAATTGAAAGATTAGAAAATATTATCAAAGATAATCAAGGATTAATTAATAGAATAGGAATATTAGGCGAAGCTTTACATGAATTATCAGAAGAAAATCATAAATTGAGAAAAAAACCGTATAAGTGTCCTAGTTGTAATGGAAGCGGTGAAATAAAAAAGAAAGATACTGCACAAGAAGATTATCAAATTGCAAAAATGGGAGATGAGATTATTTTTATTACTGAATGCCGTATATGTAAAGGTAAAGGTTATTGTTAATATGTTAAAAGTAATTTTTGATCTTAAATTACCAGAAGGAAGTAAGTGCATATCATTGATGGCTTTAGAGAATATTTGTATATGTGCTGCTTTTGATGTTCCTGATAGTGGAACAGAAATATATATATTAAATCCTAATACTGGTAAAACAGTAAAAGTGGAATTGCCATAATATCTATCTCTGCTTACCGCTCAATACAACACGCTGTAATTGTTCCTTATCATCAACTAGTACCTTAGATAAGGTCAGTTTTCCCTTGTTAAGCTCATCAATCATCATATTAAACTTTGATTTTTGTTGTGGTGTTAGGCTATTCCAGAGTATGCGGGCTTGCTTGCGTGACATTTTTGGTGAATCCATATCTATAAAATCCTTATCAAATCTATGAGTTGAAATTCTATCAAAATAGTATCATAATTTATACAAGTGCGTAGTAAAGACAGCCCCACTTCTGTCAAAAAGGCGTGTAACGTCTACCGCCGGACAAAAAAATGGATAGCCATTTATATGGCTTAAGTTTATTTGTCACGGAGTGACGATCATGTCTAATTCTTTTCAAACTACGCAATATATTCTCGATGAAACTTTTGTTCGATTTATTAATTACCTAAATTTTGCTAAGGTCGCTAATCGTAACCTTGAAGGCGATTTTAAAGGATTAAAATACGCTACTGGCCAGACCATTAACTATCGTTTAGAAGAACGATATATGGGTGGATTTGGTGCTACAGCAACATCAGAAGCACGCGTTCAGGTCGTACGTCCTCTTACCATTGATACACAATTCCATACCATGGTCGAATTTTCAGGTTTTGAACTGACTTTTGACCGTGCTCGTGACCAACCATATTTAGACATGATGCTTAATCCTCGTGCTAAGCGTTTGGCCAATATGGTCGAGCAGTTTATTGCTACTACCAATTTACAGACCCAGATTTATCAGTTTACAGGCACTCCAGGTGTTGCTATTGACCGTAATTCAGTGTTCCAAACTGATGCTTACATGACTGAATTAGCTATACCGGAAGATGGTAATCGATATTGGGCTAATCCTCCTCGTATTTCAGCAACATTAGCAGACGATCTCTCTAATGTGTTTAATATGACGGTAAACCGTGGTGCATTGCTTGATGGGTTTGTTGGGCATTTGTCAGGATTTGATTTCTTCAAGACAAACTTCTTGATCAGACAAATTGCTGGTGTTGGTCAAGCTGGTGGTTCACCTCCTACCGGATTTAAGTTAGGTGGTACTGTAACAAATGGTCCTATCACTGGTGGTAATACCATCGTTGTTACTGGCCTTGTTGCTAGCCAACCAAATGCGTTTAATAAAGGTGACTTGCTTACCTTCTTGCCCGCAGCCGGAACTTTCATGGTCAATCCTTTGACTTATGAACCTTTGTCTACTCCTGCTCAGTTTGTAGTAACTGCTCAAGTCGCATCTGATAGTAGTGGAAATGCAACTATTCCAGTTAACCCAACAATTGTGACCAGTGGAGCAAGACAAAATATTTCTGCTGCAATCCCCAATGGTGCTCAAGTTTTATTGATGCTTGACCACAATGTCTCTGTTGCATTCCATAATCAAGCTGTTGTGTTTGCTGCGCCTCCTATCAAGGAACTAAAAGGCGGTGTTGAAGCGGTGACCTCATATAGTGACCTCTACAAAATGGCAATGACTTACTCTCTTGGTGCTGATATTCGTAATTACCTGCAATTAGATCGTATTGACATTATTGCTGGTGTTGCAATCAATCCAGAGTTTGCAGTTATTGTGGCTTCGTAATAGGACAGGGCGCATTAATCATGCGCCCTATTTTGAGGAAAATGGAATGGCTGCAAAACTACGTAATATCAAAGACCCTCATGCTGGACAATTTCAATACCTTGGCCGTTGGGTAGACAAAGATTCATTTAGGGCTTATGTCTACGATAAAGATGGTAATGAACATCTAGCAAATTCATACAAGGAATTTGAGGAACTTACATCTAGCGGAATTTGGTTTGCAAGCAAACCTGATGCTTCTAAAACAAGGAAGCAAAAAGATGTTATTCGCGCAGACGGTTAAAGATTTCGTACAAGATGCTTATCAACTAATTAGTGCCAATAGTCCTACTGTTCCCTTGGTGGGAAATGATATGCAGAAAGGCATACAGTTTTTGAATGAGCTAATTAAGTTTTATGCATCCAGTTCAAAGTTACTGACTATTTCACAAAAGATTACTTTTAATGTAGCTATTGGTCAGCAATTTGTAACATTTGGTGATCCTACCTATACGCCTACACCTGATGTTACGGCTGGAAGATTAACTAATCTTCATAGGGCTTGGCTTGAATTAGAAGGTGTTACTTATCCATTGATTGATGAATCTCGTGGAGTATTCTTCGGGAGTTATAAGTTTGAACCGCAATTAGGTTTGCCTAGATTTGTTATCATCACAAACGACCTAAATTTGACTACTATGCAACTTTATCCTGCACCATCTCAAGTATATACCCTGTTTGTTTACGCTAAATTTGAGATGCCCTATTTGACCCAAAATAGCACTATGGCGGGGTTTCCATATTATCAATATAAGTTTTTGAAATTAGCGGTTGCAAGGGAACTTGCTTATTACAAAGGAAGGTCGTCAGCATGGGATAAAAAGTTAGAAGGTATGTATGATGAAGCAAAAGATGAAATAGAGTCTACTTCTACCATGGATCTTGTTATTGATAGTGCTAATGAAAGTTACCTTAATGGTTCATGGCGATTAAGGGCGGGTGTATGATATGGGAGCTAATAATAAGGATGGTGAATTTGAGATAAAGCCATTGCCTATTGTTGGCAATTATGATGTACAACGTTTTTTTCAATTCTCTCCAGAAGACACAGCTAATTGGTA